AGCACTAACACAAGAAGTTCAGGAACTCACGGACCTGCTTAAGAAAACGGAGCTAGAAGATGACTAAACCAAAACTAATTGTACCTAAACACATCTGGGATGGTACAGCTGTTGAGAAACAAAAGAAAGAACTAGATAAGGTACCAAATCCTACTGGTTACAGAATGACTTTGTTTCCACTTAAACTAGAATCAAAAACTAAATCTGGACTTTATTTAACTGATGAAACAGTTCAGGAATCCCAACTAACAACTAATATTTGTAAGGTTCTTAAAATGGGACCTGAGTGCTACAAAGATAAACAAAAGTTTCCGAGTGGTCCATGGTGTAAAGTGGACGATTGGGTATTAATTACTCGCTATGCAGGGTCTAGAATTAGGATTGACGGTGGTGAGTTAAGGATTATAAATGACGATGAAATACTGGCAGTTATTGATGATCCAAGAGATATATTGCCAGCTAACATACTATAAACATGGAGAAGTCTATGCAACCACAAGTGCAATCAGAGCAAGATAAAATGGTTCCTATTGATACCTCGGGCGACCCAGTTGAGGTCACATTAGATGATAAAAACGTTGACGGTGATAAAAAAACAGCAACTGAACAACAACCTGAAATACAAGTTGAACAAGAGCAGCCACAAGTAGAAATCAGACAAGAGGATAAAAAAGAAAAAGATTTAGAAGAATATTCAGAGTCAGTCAAAAGACGTATTGATAAACTTACTCGTAAAATGAGAGAGGCTGAAAGACGTGAACAAGCTGCTATTGAATACGCAAAAAAAGTGCATGAAGAAAATCAAAACCTTCAAGCTACAACTATTAATACTTCACGTGAAAGAGTTACTTCAGATGAAGCAAGTATAAGCTCTACAGAAACATTGCTTAAAGGGGCATTGAGACAAGCTGTTGAGTCTGGTGATGTAGAAAAACAAGTTGAAGCTCAAGAAAAAATTAGTCAATTGGCAATTGAAAAAGAAAGGCTTAGACTTAGAAAAAATAAATTAGATCAACAAGAAAAACAAGGTCAACAACAGCAACCAGTGGAAGATGCTATTAAAATGGCAGATCCGCAAGCACAACCAGCACCAGACCCTAGAGCTCAAGAATGGGCTTCAGATAATAAATGGTTTGGAACTGATAAAGCTATGACATATACTGCGATGTCTTTGCATGATGAAATAGTTGCAGAAGGATTTGACGCAAGCTCAGATGAGTATTATAATGAGATTGATCGTAGAATACGAAAAGAGTTTCCTCAAAAGTTTGAGGACCAAAACAAGCCGACGCAAAAAGTTGCGTCAGCTGTCAGGAAAACGACCTCAGGTCGCCGCACTGTGAGACTCACACCATCACAGGTAGCAATTGCAAAAAAACTTGGTGTGCCACTTGAAGAGTACGCAAGACACGTGAAGGAGGCGTAAATGACTACAAAAGGTATAAAAACTGTATCACGCAAACAAGAAACCCGTGAAAAGGTTGCTCGAAAGAGGGGATGGGTTCCTCCATCAAACCTAGACGCACCAGAACCACCAGAGGGTTATCACCACAGGTGGGTAAGGGCTGAGTATCGTGGCCAAATGGATGAAAAAAATGTCATTGGAAGGATACGAACAGGATACGAACTTGTGAGAGCAGATGAATATCCAGACAGAATGGATTTACCTTCTGTCCAAGACGGCAAATACAAAGGTGTCATAGGTACAGGCGGATTAATTTTAATGCGTTGTCCAGTCGAAGTTAAAGAAGATCGGGACGAATACTTCCGTAATCTTACAAACGATAAGACAACAGCGATAGAAAAAGATCTACATAAAGACGAGCATCCCGCAATGCCAATCCATCAGGAGAGGCAAAGCAGAGTAACATTTGGGGGCAAGAAGTCTTAATTAGTAAGATCATTGTCTCTAAAAAGATTTAGGAGACTACTATGGCTAACATAGACCAAGCATTTGGTTTGAGACCAATAGCTAAAGTTGGTTCCGCTCCAGGCGGAACAACAGGTACTACTAAATACTCTATTGCAAGCGGAGCAAGTGGCATATTTACTGGTGACCCAGTTAAACAAGGCAACAGCGGAAATATCGTTGTAGCAACTGCAGGCGACGCTATAAGAGGAGTATTTATGGGATGTTTCTATACAGACCCAAGTACTGATAAGCCTAGATTTAATAATACGTTCCCTAACGGAACAGCTGCATCTGATGCGATAGCATTTGTAGCTGATGATCCTCATCAGTTATTTATCTGTCAGCAAGACTCAGACAGCACAAATCTAGTAGCTGCAAATTTAAACGAAAACTGTAATCTAGTTTTCGGATCTGGTAGCACCACTACGGGTATATCAGGTGTTGAAATTGATTCGAGTTCCAAAAATACTACGGCTGCACTTCAAGTAAAGTTGATAGATTTTTATGACGTACCGAGTAATGACGCAACAGCGAACAACTCGATCTTTGTTGTAAAGATTAACAACCATGAATTGAATGGTGGTACTGGTACAACTGGTAGCTCGTAAAAGGCGTATAGGAGAATAATATGGCTATTAATAGAGCCCAACTGGCGAAAGAATTAGAACCAGGCCTTAACGCCTTGTTCGGAATGGAGTATTCTCGTTATGAGAACGAGCATGCTGAAATATTTGACAATGAAACAAGTGACAGAGCTTTTGAAGAAGAAGTAATGTTAGTTGGCTTTGGCGAAGCTGCTGTAAAGCAAGAGGGTGCTGCTGTACAATTTGACACTGCACAAGAATCTTTCACAGCTAGATATACTCACGAAACTGTTGCATTAGCATTTAGTTTGACTGAGGAAGCTGTCGAAGACAACCTTTACGACACACTATCAGCTCGTTACACAAGATCATTGGCACGTTCAATGGCGTATTCAAAGCAAGTAAAAGGAGCAAACATTTTAAATAATGCTTTCTCAACTGCTGGAGGAGATGGAGTTTCTTTAGTAAACACAGCTCACCCAACAGCTTTAGGTGGAACATTTTCCAACCAACTTTCTACGAATGCTGACTTGAATGAAACCTCATTAGAGCAAATGATGATTGATATTGCTGGCTTTATTGACGAAAGAGGACTAAAAATTGCGATGCAGGGAAGAAAATTAATTATCCCAGTACAAATCCAATTTATAGCTGATAGAATATTAAATTCTACCCTCAGAGTTGGTACATCTGACAATGACATCAATGCACTCAGAAACATGGGTATGTTACCTGAAGGTTATACAATTAACCATTATCTATCAGATACAGATGCATACTTTGTAAAAACTGATGCTCCTAATGGATTTAAACACTTTGTAAGAGCACCTCTAACCACTGGTATGGAAGGTGACTTTGACACAGGAAACATGAGATACAAAGCACGTGAAAGATACAGCTTTGGATTTTCAGATCCTCGTTGTGTATTTGGATCACAAGGTTCATAAAATTTACTAAATCTTTCTTAGGAAAAAGGGCGCTTGTATAAGCGCCTTTTTTTATTTATACTATTTGTAAGTATCCTAGATTAATTTAGTCGTGCACACTGGCTAGGCAGACGTGTATAGAGATTGCATGACGAGGGCTATACAACCAAGGAGGCAATATGGCTAACCCACATTTTCAGAACATGATTCTGTTTGCTGGTAATACAGACGTTACTGAGCAGAAAAAGAATCAACCAATGTTCCAACCATATCCGTCAGATCAAACTTTCTACGGATATTTTAATGACTTCATGACATACACTGCAACTGACTGGACGATTACGTCTACAGATGGGGGCGGAGACTCAGGTGAAGTTATACAAGCTACCAGCTCGGCTGGAGGAGCTTTACTTATCACAACCAATGATGCTGATGATGACTCAGAGGAGTTACAGCTTAAAGGTGAGGCATTTAAATTAAGCACTAGTAAAAAAGCATACTTTTCTACTAGATTTAAATTAAGTGATGCCACACAATCAGACATGTTGATTGGTTTAACAATTACAGATACTACTGCTATTGATGGTGTAAGCGATGGAGTATTTTTTGGTAAAGATGACGGCGATACAAATCTTGATTTTGTAGTAGAAAAAGATTCTACTGAAACAGAAGATGCTGGAATACATACCATGGAAGATGATACTTTTGTGACTGCTACATTTTTCATAGATCCTGATAGAGCTGCAGTTTATTATTCAATAAATGATGCAGCACCAGTAAAAGTAGCTAATACTAATTTACCAACTGATGAAGAATTGACTGTAACACTTGCTATTCAAGCAGGAGCCGCAGCAGCTAAATCATTAACTGTAGATTACGTAACTGCTATGATCGAAAGATAGGAGTAAACAATGGCTTATGCACCTGTAACTAGAACTGTGCTTGATACAGATCGTCGATTTGTATTTAGTTTTAATCACATAAGTGATGGCAGTAATGGTGGTACAACCACTATTGATGCATCTGGTCTAAGTGCTAACAAAGAAGGTCAAGCTTGCACTCATTTGGACATTGAAAAAATACACTGTAATATATCAACAACGGCTGCAAACGATTCTGCCTTAGTAGCATTTGATGCAGACACTGATGATACAGCGATACTTTTAAATGGTGATACGGATTATGATTTTAGCTCTTTTGGAGGTATTACTAATCCTTTATCAACTGGTGCTACTGGTGATATAAAAATTACCATACCTGTTCAAACTGCAAACGACTCTACATTTATTATGCTTGAGTGCATAAAAAGGTATTCTGCGTTAAGCTAATGACTAGAAAAAGAGACAAACAGCCGCCTAAAACTAAAAAATATTTCCGCTCCACCAAATCTGGAGCGGGAATGACGGCGGCTGGTGTTGCAAAATATAGAAGAGACAACCCAGGCTCTAAATTAAAAACAGCTGTGACAGGTAAAGTAAAACCAGGCTCCAAAGCTGCAAAAAGAAGAAAATCGTTTTGTGCAAGAAGTGCAGGACAAATGAAAAAATTTCCGAAAGCTGCTGCAAATCCTAATTCGAGGTTAAGGCAGGCAAGGAAGAGATGGAAATGTTAACAAGGAGATTTTATGGATGAGGTAAACGGATTAAAAAAAATGGGTATGAAAAAAGGTGGACTTGGAGCTTTAAAGGAAAAGTTTAAAAAGAAAAAACCAAGAACAAGATCGAAAAAAAGATTAAGCCCTCAAGAACGAAAAGAGATTGAGGACAGAATTAAAAAGAGACAAGGGAAAATTACTAATCCTTTTGTTACATTAGATTCTTTAGGTAGACCAACAATGGAAGCTAAAAAAGGCGGTCTTGCTGCAGCAACAGCTAAACTTAAAGCACAAGGACTTAAAAAAGGTGGCTTTCCTGACTTAAGCGGTGATGGTAAAGTTACAATGAAAGACATTCTAATGGGTAGAGGTGTCATAAAAAAAACAAAGAAAAAAGCAGCTGGTGGATCTATGACTCTTGAAGGCGGAAAACTAAAAGGTGTAAAGGATGCACCTGAAGAGAGACGTAGAGAAAAACTTAGACAAGGACTTAAAAATTTAGCAGGCAGAGCTGCAAAAAGAGGATACGGCATAGCGAGAAAGTGATTAGAATATTATTATTAATAATACTTATATCTGTATCAATTAAAGCTTTTGCAGAAACAAACACTGTGAGTAGTACGGTGGTAACTAACAATACACCACCTACTGCAAACTCTCCAAGTGTAGTTGTAAACAATTCTGACGTTTGTAAGACGGCCGTGGCGGGGGCTGTGCAAACTCAGATCCTAGGAATTTCGTCTGGAATTACGGTGACTGACGAAAACTGTGAAAGAATTAAACTAGCAAGATCATTGTACGCTTCTGGTATGAAAGTAGCGAGTGTGTCAATATTGTGTCAAGATGAACGTGTGTGGGACAGCATGGCTATGGCAGGCACCCCATGTCCGTACATGGGTTCTATAGGTCAGGATGCTGAAACAGGATGGAAAGAAAATATGGATATGATTCCTGAAGGTAGCAAAGTCTATGCTAAATGGAATGATGAAATTAAACAAATTACCCTGGAAGGAGTAAAGAGTGATAAGTCGAGATTTGCAGAGTTTATTATTGCTAGCATTCTTTTGCATTGGGGCGTTATTACCTTCCTCCCTTAGAGCTGAGTGTCCAGTAACTGCTACTGGAGTTTGCACACCTGGAGTAGAAGAAACAATCGTAATAACAGAAACAGAGTCAATAGAATACGAAGCTGACGGTCATACCGTTACAACAGAAACGACTACTACCACCACGACGACAACAATTACAAATGAAGACTCTGGTAATATTCTTGATGGTAGCGAAGGCTACGTAATTCCTAAATATGAAGGAGACATGGATGTGGAC